TCAGGACGCGAGCTTATCCGCATAATAACCAACCATGCTGTAATGATCGCGCAACTCACGCTCGGTGACATAAGTGCCTCCGGGATGAGCAATATACTTAACCATCCAGTAATCGCCACTGCCGCAGGGATTAATCTTGCGAAGTAACTTGCCGGATGTGCATCGCTGATTGAGTCCATGACCATAGGGCACCACAACCGTCATGCCTACCGCCCACTCAGTAACCGCTGTGCGATTAAGAGGAACATGGGGGGAGCGATCCATCCCGTCCGGCCAAGTGAGCGGATAGTCAGGATTACTCATGACTGCACCTCCCCTGGTTGTACTTGCGGGCGGTCATATCCCAGTTAGCCTCCAGAGCTGAGCGGTGGCGCTCAAGAGGGACAGCCCCGACATGATCAGCCAGCTTGCCGGGCGGCATCGTGCGAGGATCCGCGTGCGGCTCGTAGGTCTCTTGACCGGTCTCTGAGGCCATCTTGCGGGCATCCGAGCGTCCACGGTTGATGATGGTGTACATCAGGTACTGGACATGCTCCACGGCAGCATGATCTCGCAGGGTATTGTACACAGTCCGACCTGTGCAGGATAGATGCAGTTGGTCGCGCACAATAGCCGCCAGATAGTCCAGCGCTGTCTCATAGCGCTGCATGGCATCACGCAGGTTGTGAATAGCCTTGTCCATCTCCGTCCAAGTCCGGTTCTTGAGGGGAGCCTCGCCCAGGTAGGAGGCCAGCCTATTATATATAGGCACGTAGTGCTCTTGGGTGGCCTTGGTCAGTGACTCGGTGACACCTGTGGCAGCCCAAATCTCGTCATGCCGCCAATCCGTCAGAGACGGTAGGGGGCAGCCCTGGGACTGGATGCGCTTGTAGGCCTTGCCGGCCATAATGGAGAGTACGGTGATCTGTCGCTTGGTAAGTGGCTTGCTCATATGACGATGGATGGATTGTTGTTGTCCTTGGGCTGATAGGGCTTGGGGTGTTGCAGGGCCTTGATCAGCTGCTGGCGCTGTGCGGGAGTCAGATGGATCAGTGTTGCAGTGCTTGCTCCGCGCACCGATCCTGTCGTGATAGTCAGGACGACATGGTTATCAATGTAGACTACCTCCATCTCAGTCATCGCGCTGGGTGCTCCTCTCTACGTAAAACGTCTCTACCTGCTCAATCTTAAGCCCCAGCTTGGCAAGCTTGTGGGGCTTGACATGCTGGCGGATTGCCTCCTTATCCGGGGTCACCTTGGTGACCAGGTACACCTTACGGCGAGTGGTCTTAAGCAGCTGCACTACCTTAGCCCATGTCCAGCCATTGGCGGGCTTGAGGCTGGGCTGGCCCAGGCGGTAGCCGTAAGTGGTCAGGGCGGTGGTGCCGGACTTGCGTCCCTTGGCAAACAACTCCTCACGGCGAGGAGCAGCCCATTGCTCAGCCATCTTGGTGAGGCGGTCAATATCCTTGGTCAGCTCACTGATCCTGGGATCATGATCCGTGAGGACTTTTTGCATGGCAGCCTCCTTGGCTGCCTGCAAGGTATCCAGCTCGACGCCCTTGCGGGCGATGTCGTCCAGGGTCTGGCAGAATTCGGCCCGATCCTTGATGACCTGTTGGTCGGTTGCCTTGGTTGTTGTGCGCGTCTTGCTCATCTCTATCGGTGTGTGGGGTTAATCCTGTAGTAAATCAAACATCTCATTGAGCCTGAACCTTATATCATCAAGATCATCTATAAGATCATCATAAGTGGTAACTAAATCCATAATGGATAACTCGTTATCAGTAACGATGTTTGATGGATCAAGACGAGCTAAATCCGTAGATCCCACCCTGTTGTAAATGGTTGCGGTCTCGGTCAGTAACTCCTTAGCGCGGATCTCGCGCCTATTAATGTAGGCCATATTATATTAATTATTTGTGGTTGTGAGTCTTATTGAGTTGCTTGCGCTTGCGGGCTACCATAGATACGACATCCTGCCAAGTGAGGTCGGGCGTCTGTAGCCATGTGTAGAATTTAGCGCCGTCCACCGGGACATAGCGCTCTCCCAGCTGCTCCAGCCGGATGGCTATCATGCCCGGCCAGTGTGGGTCGTAGATAGTCCAGTAGTTGCCGGCTCCGGCAAATCTGGACAGCTGCATGCTGATCAGCGTGCATAGGGTCTCTGGATCGTAGGTCATGGCTGGTCAATGTACATGTAGATGGGAGGGACGGCGTGTCCGAGGGACCTTGTTGGTCAGTCTGTGGATTATATCGTCTGAGGCGTGATAATCGCCGCAATTGGCGCGGTATGTCTCCGGACCGAGGGCCTTGGCCAGGGCTTGCCGGCACTCCGGGCAGACCGCATAGGTCTGCCCGTACCGCTGGGTGATCTCCAGGCGGGCGTGCCGGTGGTAATAGCAGTAGATGGGATCAGTCATGACGGCTGGCCCTCCTCCCTTGGTAAATCCGCATCCACAAGATCGGCAAACCGCCTAAATGCCTGTATCGCATGATAGGGATTAAGGGCGGCAGGCATACCGGGCACCAGCAGGGTGTTGGTCTCATGATCATGAGTAGCCCATGTGCTGACGGCAGTCCTGAGCTTACGGCTACCCTTGGGCGCACGGGCAATAGCCAACGCTCCGTCCGGTACTTGCCGCCCAAATTCAATTATGCCGCTTAGCCAGCAATAAGCATAGGTGTACTCCATCATTGCTCGCCCTCCCGGTTACGGTTGATCGCGTCAATCATCACCTTGCCGATGGCGTCGGTGTTGCGGGTGATGATCTCCTTGAGCAGCGTGGCGACACGGGAGGCCGGTGTCTCGTGATCGGCCTCCTGGAGAGTCTCACTCCAGATGGCCAGTCCGGTCTTGCCCTTGTCCGTAAGTACGTCCTCGATGTGCAATACATACTTGCTCCCCTTGGGAGCCGGCTTGATGTCGGGCGCTTGCTGCCGCCCGTCCTGCTGATGGTTAATGTTGGTGCTGTACATGATAGTGGTGGATTAGTGGTTAATGATTGATGGCGGATGGCTCGTCCTCGGACGGGCCGACGGTGATGTTATCGACGACCTTGGTCATCATGAGGGCATCCAAATGGGCGATGGCCAGATTGAGCGAGTCGTAGTCCGTCTTGCTCAGGATGGCCACATTGAGGTGGTTGATCCGGTCAACGTGGATCTGTTGCGTTACATAGAGTGATGACCGATAACTGGACCATTGCTCGTCGCTCAGCTTGGGGATGAGTGACGTCGCCAGGTAGTGGTGAGTGTCGACGATGGCATTAAGGGCGGCCAGGCGGAGGACCACATATCGGGAGCCTCCCATGACCACGATGCTGTACTTGATGGTCTTCTTGCTCATGTTGGGAGGGGGGTGGTTAAACGTTGTCCTGGGCGAGCATGGCCTCGCGCAGCAGGACAACGTCCTGCAGGAGCTGAGGCAGCAGCTCGGCGGCATCGGTGAGGGCCTGATGGATATCGCCCAGGTCGACCGGATCGGTCGTGCCAATGGCTCCCCATGTTGACAGCGCCGTACTGACATGGGCGGCCAGTTGCGGTATGCCGCCGCCAAATCTTATGGCGGCGAGGGTCTCTTGTGGGATTGTGATGGCGCCCACGATTGTCTTGTTGTTGGTGTCTTGTTGCATGATGATAATAATTAATATTAAGGTGTTACACATGGGCCGGCATCTTGCCGGCCTGCATCTCGTCCAGCTTGCGCACGGCTGCCAGGTAGTAATCCCAGGTAAGGTCCACCCCGGCATTGTTGGCGGCCTCCAGTCCCTTGCGCAAGCGCTTGGTGGTCTTGCCAAATCCATATATATTGGCCTGCTGCTTGAGAGCGGCCAGCATGGCACGACTGGGAGTCGGATAGCCGTAATAAGTCCAGAGGGTCTCCAGGTCACGGGTCTCGATGTGATCCGGGAGGCGGTAGATATTGGAGGCTCCTCGCTTGGAGGTCTGCTCCAGGATGCCTTGCCACTTGTCGTTATGCTCTACGTACTCGGCCAGGACGGGCGTGCCCACCAGGAGCATGCCGCACTGGGTCTCGTCGTACAGCTCGCGCAGCTGCTCAATGCCCTTGCGGCCGGTCTTGTCGCTGTCCAGCGCGTGGTGTATCTCGTCGACGATGAGCAGGTGCTCCGGAGTCAATCGGTTGACGATCTTGGAAATTTGAAATTCCGTATTGCCTTTGACCGACAAGCCTAATTGAGCGGCAATGCGGTAGAGCAGCCGTCCCGGACTGGTGACTACCGGGCAGCGCACCAGGATGACCGTGCCGGGGTGACGTCGGCGGTACTCCTTGAGCGCCCAGGTCTTGCCCCACTGCGTCTTGCCCACCAGCATGGAGGCGTATTGGTTGACGTGGGTCAGCTCGGCAATCTGCATCACGTACCTGGAGAGAGCCGTCTCGATAAACGGACCATCCGAGGTTGATTGCTGTCGCAAGAGCAGCACGCCGCACAGGTCATCAAGCCTGGCCAGATGTGGACCGGCCGGAGATTGGTAGTTACCAATCAGCAGGCGGTGCATCACCGTCGTACTCACGGGGAGCTTGTCGGACAGCGTGCGCAGAGTCCACTGATGCTCGACGGCGTAGTTGATCAGGTCCGTAAGCATCTTCTTGTGGCCCTGCTTGTAGGGCGTTTCTGGGATGCGGTCCAGATACCTGCTCAGGTCAGCGTCATTATTGATTTTGGTAATGTCGTCCATCTATTATATTGGGGTTGTTGTGTTTACAAAAATCTTACATCGGGCAGGTCGTGGGGCAGCTCGTCGTCATTGCTGCCGTTGGCGGGGATGAGGCTGATGTCCGGCATGGACTCGGCCGCCGCCGTGGCAGCCCTGGCCACGGCCCGCTTATCGGCAGGCGTGGGGGTGAGGCTGTAGGCCTGGGCGTACTCGGATATCGTCACCGGCTCTCCCTCTATTACCCTGCGGTTGTGCTCACGGGCGCGGACAATATCCGCCTCCGTGGAGGCTCCTATAATGCGGGCATACTCCAGCTGCTGCTCCCGGCGTCCGGCCGCCTTGCCCATGGCCTGCTCCACGGCGTGCGTGTCGGCCGTGCAGACCCTCCGCACGAGGGCTGCAGTGCCGATGATGCGGCCGTCCTGACCGCACACAAAGAGCTGATTGGCATCGTAGGGATTGACGTAGCCCTGGTACTTGCCGGGGGCCAGCTCCCGGCGCGCTCCGTCGGGAGTAACCACGCGGGCCTCGTAGATCAGCTCCTCGTCCCGGATATCCTTGTTGCGCATGCGGATGTAAGCGCTGGCCACCTTGATGGGCCGGGCCATCTCCATGCCCAGGATCTGGCAGATGCACCAAGCGGGCAGTTTGATGAGATTATTACCCTTGGCCTCCTCGTAGTCCCAGGCCTCGGCGGGACTCATGCGGCGGCGGCGCACCAGGTCGGCCCCGGTCTCGCAGGCATTGCGGACGATCGTCTGGGCGATGGCGGGATCAACCTCCCCGGACGGAGTCCAGGGGGAGGAAGCGGAAAGCCTCATCTCCTCGACGGTGTACCCGCAGCGCTCCCAGCCCTCCAGCTTGTGAGTGGTCCTGGCATTGATATCGCGGACGATCTTGGTCAGCTCGTGGCTCAGCTCGTCCATGGTCAGCATGTAGTGCTTGATCTGGCCGGCACGCTCCGCAGGTAGCTTGTCTGCCGCCTTGATGAGCTGATCCTCCGCCCGCGCCAGACCGTGGAGGGTTTCCGGGGGCGTGCGATCATGTCCGGTTGCACCCGGCAGGTGGCTGACTCGGTTGTGCTGCAGGTTGTGATAGGACTCCAGGGGGGCCTTGTGGCGCGGGTTGCCCACGCCCCGGCCGCCGTGGCCCTGCTTGAGGGTCTGGCGCACACCTCCGATGCCGGAGCGGTCCACCTTGATCAGACCGCCGCTGGCGTGGTAGAGCAGCTCCTCCAGCTCCTTGCTGATGGCCGCCGTCCCGTTTTCCACCACGAGGGTGGTGCCTCGTGGGGAGTACCCGACAGTGGCACCCCACAGGGCCAGGATGCAGCGCATGTCGCGCTGGTTGAGGTGGATCATCTTGCCCGTCTCCTCGTCGCGGCGGCGGATTTTTTGGCCCCACGCCACGCGCTTGCCCGTAAGGTACTCCAGCACGCCAAGCTGCAGGGGTTGCCCCTTGTCGCGACCGGCCAACACCAACAGGTCGAGCCACACGTCGTCAAACATGAAATGACTGCCCAGCCAGAGTCCCTCGCGGGTGGCCAGCACCTGGGCCAGCTGGGGTGCGGCGGCACGGATGCCCTGCTTGAGGGCCACCGTCTCCAGGGACTGGGGGGCGAGCCGCTGCAGGTTGCGCAGGCTCCAGCCCTCCGGGATGCGCGGCCAGCCCGGCCAGTCCTCATAACCGGGGATGGTCTTGCGCCGCTGGCTCCAATCCTGGAGGAGCTGGAGGTGGGCGGTAGGCACTCCCCCCTTGCGCTGGCACTGGATACAGCGCTCGTGCCAGTCGGCCAAAAATCTGGGCAGCGTGGTCCTGCTGCGGGCCTGCTGCTTGCGGTAGCGGCGGTCCACCAGAGATAGCGGGTCCTCGCCGGCGGCGCGCCACGCCTCGTACCAGCGGCGCATGGACACGGCGGAGATGCCACACAAGGCCGCCGCCTCGTCAATGGCCCTCATCTTGAGGCCGCGACAGGCGCTGGCCTCCTTGATGCGCTTGCAGGCCGCATAGAGGGCGAGCGCCTTATCCCGCTCCAGCAGCGGCAGATTGTCCATGATGTGGTTGCCCATCATATTAGAGTGTAATTGTGTCGTTAACTATGCCGTCCATCGTGCCCTTGACACGCTGATCGTCGATGTCGGACACCTTGCGGGAGTAAGTGGCCAGGGCCTCGGCAAACAGCTCGCGCTCCTGGACACGCAGTAGGTTGACGTAGCCGCGGTCGACGTAAGTGCCCAGCTGCTTAAGCAGCATGGCCGCGTCCTGCTCGGCCTGGTGGCGTCGGCGCTCCATCTCCTCGTCGCCTGGGTTGATGGCGGCCAGGTCATTGGCCAGCTTGTCCATGGGGGCGAGGGCGGTGGGGCCTTGTGGATTGCCGGAGCCGGTAAAGCCGATGTGGCGCACGTCGTGGGTGGTCTGCTTGCGAGAGGCGATTACACCGAGGTTAAGCATCATTTGGCGGGGCGTCTCGGCCCCGTCGGTCGCCTTGGCCACCAGCTCCGGAGGTGCGGCAGGAGATGTCCGGTCATCCAGGGTGGTGTCCAGCTGGGTAGCCTCAGTGGCTGACAGGCGGGCCTTGGCCGCCTTGTAACAGCGCATGTAGCGGTTGGCTGTACGCTGATCAAAATTCAAATTCGACACATGTGTCGAATTTGGGGATGCCCTAAATAATTGTCCCCACTCACCACGATCCGTTGCTGCCTTGAGCTCCACCAGCAGTTTGCCCAGCTTGAGGCCTGCCATCACGGCATTGCGTCCGGCACATGCCGCCATCTCGGCCTGGGCCTGGGCGTAGCGGTGCAGGCGGTTGGCCTCGCTGACGTCCAACGCCACACGTGTCTCGGCGGGTATGGATAAGTAATTGCTCATAGTTGATCGTTGTTAAGATATTGTGCTAGTGCGGCTCGGAGCTTAATGATAGCGGTGTCCTGGATGGACCAGATCATCCTGTCGGATGGCCCCATGTAATGAGCCAACTCAGGGTGGGTCAAAGGTCCGTCGTGATGTACCTGGTAATGGCGGCGTACCTCCGGCACACTCCACATGGCTCCCCAGATAGCCCACTCCTCCTCGGTCATGGGCGCGTCCATGTCTACCGGCTTATCATCCATCGTGGTGTCACCTCTCTAGCACGGGCAGGATGGCAGTGCGCGGGTCCTTAACGCCGTCGCGCACCTGGCGCTCCTCCGCATCCAGATACCACCCCCCTGCCTTGACCATTCCCAGGATTGCCAGGAACATGACTGCTATGGCGGCAACGATATTGGCGAAGGTTCTCAGCATCGTTACTTGCTCCTCCTCATCCTTGTTAATCTGCGATAAGGCAGTGCCTCAACTTTGGCTGTTAGGCGTTTAGAAGCACGACGCCCCGTCAGCACCATATAAAGATGTTGTCGAGACACACCTAGAAATAAGGCAGCATCACTGATAGTCCATCCCTTTGCCAGTAGACGCTGTATGGCGGTCGGCTCTTGTGTTGTTGAAATCATTATGTTAGATGTTTGTTTTGTAACGCGTGACTGCGTTACTCGTTACAAGAACGAATTAACATCTGTGTTAACTTATATGCAAGAAAAAAGTTTACAGCTAGGGCAATTTTCCAAGCGCCTAAAATATGCAATTAAGCAGAAAAGAATAACACAGAGAGAGTTAGCGCAACGTGTGAATATTTCGCCTGTAACAATATCTCGCTACATGTCATTAGATGTGCAAACACCAGGAGCGTGGGAACTATACAGGATTGCTAATGCTCTGGATGTGTCGATGGAGTGGTTATTAACTGGTGATAATCCTCCTAATGCTACTAAGTGGCAACAACGAGCAACTATTGCCGAAGCAAAATTAGAATCATTCAAACTAGGCCTACGCAATTTAACTGAGACAGTTTCTTCATTAACTCAAATAATTACAGATTAAATGGTTATGAATAATATTTTCCGATTTGTTGTAATTGTTGTAGGGATTATGCTTGTTATCACGACTGGAATAATTGCGTATTATTTGCATACCCTCTCGGCTGATATCCAGTACATCCACGAGCTAAATAAGCAGGAAATCTACAAAACATATAAGCAAGAGTATGAATATCAATGCAAGAGGTTCTACTTGTTTTCTGACGGCAAAATAGATTATCTTGATAAGTTTATGCAAGATGGCTGGCAGGTTTGCTCGTTTGTGGGGGTTGTACATGATGCTGACAGGACCAGAGGAGGAGAGGGGCATGTCTATGTTGTCTTACGTCGACCTCAATCCTGATTAACGTATGACACAGCGCAACATCCTGATCATAAATTTTATACATCCAACAATCATAACAAATTTATAATAAATTTGTTGCGTCGTTAGAGGCGTAGCTTGCGCGAGCTATACTCTGGCTCGATGACCAACACACATACCATGTTACATGGGGACTGCATGTCCCTGATGTCTACCATGCCGGACGGCTCCTACGATGCCGTGATTACTGATCCTCCCTACGCTACCGGAGGGACGTCCAGCGCCGCCAGGGCGCAGGATCCACGCGTCAAGTATCAGTCCTCCACAGCCCTCAAGTATTACCCGACGTTTGCCAATGACTGCCGTGACCAGCGCACCCACCTGATGTGGTCCGTGCGCTGGATGGAGCAGGCCCTGCGTCTGACTCGTCCCGGCGGCTGGCTGATGGTATTTAGCGATTGGCGTCAACTGCCTATCACATCGGACGCCTTGCAGATTGCCGGCTGGACCTGGAGAGGGATCATCCCCTGGGACAAGACGGAGTGCTGCCGCCCTCAGCTGGGGACGTATCGCAACCAGGCCGAGTACGTGCTGACCGCCACACGGGGAGGGATTGACAAGTCCGTGAGGCTATGCCCTCCGGGCGTGGTGCGCGAGCCGATCCGCGCCAGGGACAAGCTGCACCTGACCGGCAAGCCGGTCCCGGTAATGGAGCACCTCATGACCATCCTGCCGGCGGGATCCCGCATCCTGGACCCGTTTGCCGGCAGCGGCACCACGCTGGTGGCCGCCCGCAACAAGGGCCACACGGCCGTGGGCATTGAGCTGTCGTCCGACTACCACCGCATCGCCACCGACCGTCTCGGTCTGGTACTGCCTGCCTGACTTCCCGCACGCCCCCTGCAGATACCCTGCAGGGGGATTTTTTTGCCGCCGATTAGAGACGGCGGCAAAATGTGGTAAGGTCATAGGCATGGACGACAAGACAATCGCACAATGGTCCGCCGGTCCCCGCTGCACGGTAGCGGAGGCGGCGGAGTTGCTGGGCACCTCCACTCAGACAGTAAGGCGCATGGTGCGGCTGGGACAGCTCATCGCATGGCGGCCCAACCCGGTGGGCCGCAAGATGCTGCTCTACCGTCTCCAGGTGGAGGCCATGAGCGAGACAACCCAGCACAGCGCGGTCAACCAGGCGCGCCTGCTGCAGACGACCTTTAATTTTTATAACTAATTTGCGCCAAATAAATTGTAAGCAACAAGCGCAATAGAGAAAGTGCATCACGTGGGCTAAAGTGTCCCCATGAGCAACGATCCATCTCTTGTTGATAATACTGCTGGTGCGCATGACGATGTCCCGGCCCCGGGTGGGGCCGGGAACACCGCCGCCTCCAAGACTCCCTGGTACCTGTCCTACATCCTGTGGACCAACATAGCCGCTCTGCTGTCCATGCTGCTGCCCTCGGTGCGCGACTGGCTGGCGAGCAACCCCGTCGAATTTACGACCGCTCTTGGCGCGGTCAACGTCCTGCTGCAGTTTATAAGCGGCGGCAAATACCAGCTTACCGGAGAGGACGGCCAGAGTGGCCAGTCCGGCAATCCGGCCGGCGTCCTCCCTCGCCCTGTTGCCACGGGGGCGGACGCCACATCCCCCGTGGAGGACCGGAGTCAGGATCCCAATCAGGATCCGTCGTCCATGTCCCCTAGCTCCGGCTCCTCCTCCCCCTTGTCCGGATCCGGCCGCCTGATGCTCGTCCTGGGCGCGCTGATGGTCCTGCTTGGCGGCTCCTGCAGCAGCACGGATGCGGACCCGATAGCCACCAGCGTAGCTCTTACCGACGGCCAGGTAGTAGTCATCCGTGGCGGCTCCTCCCTGGTCGTGGACCGCACGGAGCACAAGCTGCTCTGGTCCCAGGCCGCCCCGGAGGTAGTTGTAGCCCCTGTAGTCCAAGCCACCTCCAAGTAAGCGGACTATTAACTATTACCTATTAACTCTTAACTATCATGATCTACGCGGAGTTACAACAAGACACGCTCGCCTGGCAGCGCGCCCTCAAATTTGCCGGGATGTACCGGGGCAAGCTGGACGGCCTCACCGGCCCGCTGACCCGCGAGGCGGCCGCCCAATGGCGCGAGAGCCACAAGCAGCTCCAAACCCGCTACGGACGGCTGGACAAGCGCACGGAGGATAACCTGCTCACCCTCCAACCCCTGGCCGCGCTCAAGGTGCGCCAGATGATGACGGCACTGCGAGCCCTCGGAGACTGGCGTCTCATCTGCGGCCTGCGCACCTACGACGAGCAGGACAAGCTCTACGCCAAGCGTCCCAGGGTCACCAACGCCAGGGGAGGCCAGAGCATGCACAATTTTGGGGTTGCGGCCGACGTCTGCCTGTTTAGGGACGGGGTCGACATCTGGGCACCCAGCGAGGGGCCTAACTCCATCTACAAGCCCGTGGCGGTCCTGGCTCGCCAGCTGGGCCTGGTATGGGGCGGAGCCTGGCGCACCCCCTACGATCCAGGACACGTCCAGCTGGGCGAGCTGTCCACGGCCACCCTCCATCACGCTTACACCACCGGGTCCGCCACGCTGGCCCAACTGCTCTGATCATGATCACCCAACTCATAGCAGACGCCGCCGCAGGCGTATCTCCGGAGGTTGTCGGAGGCATCATCGTGGCCGTCTTGGGAGCCTCCGGCGGCTGGTATGCTAAGGGCAGATTGTCCTCACAGTCAGACAGTGACACCAAGCGCGTCTACCTGGAGGACAAATTTGCCACCCGCGAGGAGGTCGCGGAGCTCAAGGCCCTCCACGCCAAGACCACGGACGACCTGCACAAGCGCCTCAACGGCATCACCGTCAAGCTCAACGAGATGGCCGGCACCCTTACGCTGATGATCGATATCCTCAAGACCCGCAAATCCTTATGACCACACGCGCCAATATCAAGATCACCGTCCTGCAGGTGCTCGACCGTCTGCCCGCCGGCTACCCCCAGAGGGTGTCCGCCCTCCGGGCCGAGGTGTCCCTGGCCCTGTCTCCGAGCCCCGGCACGGCAGATATCGACCTGGCCATCCAGGAGCTGGAGGCCCTGCGGATGATCACCTCCACCACCTGCATCCTCACCGGGGAGCGCAAGTACGCCATCACCGACGCCGGCCGCGTCCAGTTATCACAGATATGACCATCCACGATACCATCGTCACCGTTGCCTCCCTGGCCTTGATGGCCTGGATCGTCTACATCGTCTACCGCCACTAAACTCCATGCTCCGCAAGCCCAGACCAGACAGCGTGATCGGCTCCCAGCTGCCGCCCGTCATCAAGGACGACGTGGACGCCATGTTGTTTGGCGGCTCCTCCTACAAGGACGTCCAGGAGCGCCTGGCCGAGGACGGCATCACGCTGAGCCAGGAGGCCATCCGCCGCTACTACCACTCCCAAATCCTGCCGGCGCGCCTGGCCCGGCAGAACAAGACGGCCGAGGAGCTCAACAAGATATCCGTCGACGGCGTGGACGAGGCAACGATGCGAGCCATCCGCTCCGCCGCCCTGGACCTGGCCGCCTCCCCGTCCTGCGACCCCAAGGCATTGAGCATCCTTGTGGGGCTCATCCTCAAGGCCGAGCAACTGGCCCAGGACAAGCGCCGCCTCAAGATACTGGAGGCCAAGGCCGCCCAGGCCGACGCCGCCAAGCAGGTCACCCAGTCCACCCTCACCCCGGAAGAGCGCGACCGCAAGCTGCGCAGCATCTTTGGATGCTGAGGCATCCGGTTAATAGGTAACAGTTAATAGTTAATAACAACTCAACTCTCCAATGTCCTCCTCTCTGATCACAACGCCGCTGGAGCTGCTGCTGCCCTACCAGGCGCAGTGGGTGGCGGACGAGAGCCGCTTTAAGGCCGGCATCTGGAGCCGTCAGAGCGGCAAGGATTTTTCCACCGCGGCGGAGGCGGTGAGGGATGCGATGGTCCGGGCCAAGACCACCTGGATGATTGCGGCTCCCTCCGAGCGCCAGGCCATGGAGTCGCTCTCCAAGTGCAAGGAGTGGGCTGAGGCTTTTTCCATTGCCCTGGCCGCCGAGGAGATTGAGCGCCAGGACGGCCCCAACACGCTGCTCAAGTCCGGCTCCATCACGTTTGCCAATGGTTCCCGGATCCTGGCCGTGCCGGGCCGTCCGGATACCGTGCGAGGATTTAGCGCTAACTTAGTATTAACGGAGTTTGCATTTTTCGAGGACCCCGATGCGACATGGCGTGCTGTCCTGCCCTCCATCACCAACCCCCTGCGCGGGGGTGAAAAAAAGGTCCGCCTCATTACTACCCCCAACGGCAAGACCGGGCGTGGCGCCAGGACGTACAAGATCATCAACGACAACCTGATCCATCCCAGGGAGGGCCGCAAGCAGCACTGGTCCTGCCATGTGGTAACGATTGCCAAGGCGGTGGAGGATGGGCTGCCCATCGACATTGATGAACTGCGGGAATCCCTAGACGACCCCATTGGCTGGGCGCAGGAGTACATGTGCGAATTTCTCGACTCGTCCAACGTGCTGCTGCCCTACGACCTGATCGCCACGGCGGAGTCGGCCAGTGCCACAGTGTCCTGCGACCCGGCCATCTACCTGGGCAACAAGCTGGACCTGCGCCTGGGCATCGACTTTGGCCGCACCAACGACCCGACGGTCTGCTGGACGCTGGAGCGGGTGGGAGACGTGCTGGTCACCCGCGAGGTGCTGGTGCTGCGCAACATGTCCGTGCCCGACCAGATGGAGGTGTTGAGGCACCGCATCAAGGCCGCTCGCCGGGTGTGCTACGACTATACGGGCGTGGGGATTGGCATGGGCGACGTGCTGGTCAAGGAGTTTGGGCGCTGGCATCCGGAGGGCCACGAGTTTGGCAAAATCGAATTGTGCACGTTTACGACGGCCTTTAAGAGATTGATTTTCCCACGCTTACGACAGGCCTTTGAGTCTCCCTGCCGTGTCCGCATCCCGATCGACGTGGAGGTGCGCGAGGACCTGCACGCCATGCAGCAGATCTTTAGAGGCACGGATTACACCTACGAGGCCCCTCACACCAGAGAGGGCCACTCCGACCGCTGCACGGCCCTGGCTCTGGCCCTGCGCGCCGCCGACGGCCACGTGCAACACCACCTCCCGGCTCCAGGCAGCAGCCGCATCATCAAGGGTGCCGGCCTGTTTGGCGGCCGCTCCCACGGCTCTCTCTTTGGCGGCCGTCCCTCCCTCAACCGCTTAATGGCAGCAGCATAGTATGATCAGACGACTCTACAACTACATCCTCCACCGCAAGCCCCATGCAGAGGGCGTGCAGAGGTCGCTCACGACTCCCGACAATCCCTCCCAGGACAGCAGGCCGGGCATGTTTGGATTTTTGCCCTTGTCCGAGCTGGACAAGGAGCGCCGCCGCCAGATTGAGCGCGTCTGCCCGCTGGACTACCTGAGCGTGGACACGGTGCGCCGCTGCCTGCAGGAGTGCCAGCTGGGAGCCTATGCTGAGCAGCAGTGGATCTGGGAGCAGATGGAGCAATACGATCCGATGCTGCTGACCTGCCTCACCAAGAGGGACGACGCTCTGGACAAGTACGACTGGTCCATCACCGTCAAGCCCGATCTGGACGACCGCGACAGCCTGCTGGCTGAGGCTCAGCAGCGCACCATTACCGACCTCTGCAACGCCATCGTCAACATGGACGAGGCCATCACCGCCTTGTCCCAGGCGTCCCGCCGCCACTACAAATTCTTGCAACCTTACGCCGACAGCGATGGGCTGCATCTGCTGCCTATCGACAACTGGCTGATGTGCCGGGACGGCTACCGTGGGGCATGGGGCTACAACCCCAACGCCCAGTTTGGCCGTTACCGGGGTGAGACTTTGCCCGTCCCGTTGGACGACCTCATCCTGCGCCTGCATCCCCGGCCCATCGACATGCCAGCCCAGATGCTGGTACTCAACCGCAGCACCACACTTGCCCAGTGGGACGTCTTCTTGGAGCATCTGGGCACTCCTCCGGCGTTTTTTGTCCTCCCGGCGGATTGCTCGGAGGACCTGCGCCAGCTATACATTCAGGCGGCGGCCAGGATGCTGTCCGCCGCCACCGGCGTCATCGACCATGGTGCCGACATCAAGTCCGTCCCTGTGTCCCAGACGAGCGTCGACCTGTTTGACCGCCGCTACAAGGTAGCCACCGAGGAGATCGCCATGCTGACCACGGCCGGCAAGCTGACCGTGATGACCGAGTCGGGCTCCGGCACGCTGGCGGGGGGAGCCCAGGCCGACGGGTTTGCCGACTGGGCGGCGGGCGAATCGTCCTCCATCGCCACCGTGCTGACGGCCCAGCTGGTCAACCGGGTGCTCGACGAGTACCACCCCGGCCAGCCGCACCTGGTGGAATTCACGCTCTCGTGCGTGGACAAGACCACGCCGGACAAGGAGATTGCCAACGCGGCCGCCCTGCGCGCCGCCGGCTACGACATCGACGACGCCGAGGTCAGCGAGCGCACCGGCTGGCAGGTGACTGCCGGGGTATCCTCCTCCCAGCTCTACGCCATCAAGGCCGCCGGCTACGTGCCCCAGCAGCAGACCATGGAGGGTGTCGTCAAGATGCCCCTGCAGCCCGCCCCCCAGGAGACGCCCTACACGCTCAACTCCCGCCGCCGCGACGCCCTCACCACCCTGGCTCTGCACCGCAGCACCACGCTCTGGGAGCCGGCCCGCCGCCGGCTGGAGGAGGTGGTCGCCCACCGTCTCCGGGACATCGACGAGCGCCTGGAGCGGGTCACGCTGGAGCTGCTGCCCCTCTCCCCGGAGGAGCAGGCCCAGCTGGCCCTGATGCTGCAGGTGCCCGGAGAGGAGGAGATCGTCTCCACGGCACTCCAGATTGCCCGACGCCTCCAGGTGGCCCGTGACGAGGGGAGACGCCGCGCGGCGGCCATTGACCCGTCTCTTGCCACATCCACCCCTGCACGACCCCTGCACGGCGCAAATTCAGCCAAATCCGATATATGAGCAGCTACCGAGACAGATACATTGCCCGCGGCATCCCCCCATTTGACCCCTCCTCCTGCGCTCCGTACCCCGTCGGACAGGTCCCGCAGGCCGGCTGGTACCTGATTGAGCCGGCCGGCACCTACACCATCCCGGTGCCCGACACCTCCATCGCCCCGGACAAGCGCTGGGACGTGGACGAGGTCATCGACGAGGCAGCCCTGCAGGATATCTGCGAGTCCTATGACCCCGCCGTCAACGGCGGCAACGGCATCCAGGTCAACAACGACCACCTCTACCTGCGCACGACCGGCGACAACCCGGCCCTGGGCTGGTGCAAGGCTCTGGACTACGGGCAAGTAGATGGCCGCCTCTACCAGGCCGCCTACATCGCCTGGGTGGACGACGCCCACCGCGACCTTAACCAGGGCAAGTACTGGGCCTACAGCACCGAGTACAAGCTGGCCGACTACCAACAGGCATACAAGGACGGCTACAGACCGACGCGCCTGTCCGGCCTGGCCGTCACCAACAACCCGGACCACGAGGCCCAGCCGGGCATCATCCGCCAATCCGCTGCCGGCGACGTGGTCGTCCACAGCCGCAGCATGAGCATCTCTCATCACCACAATAACATGAGTACACAACAACGACACCAACGGGTCCTGCACTCCGAGGGCACCGCCCCCGGAGATGAGGACAAGAACAAGGTCAACGATACCAACACCAACTCCGACAATCCCCCTCCGTCCAACACGGAGGAGGAAAAGAAGAAGGAAGAGGCGGCCGATACGACTAACACCAACAACGACGACAACGACGAAACCAACTGCAACTCCGAGGACGAGGGCTGGCTTGGCATCTGCAACGAGATTGCCAAGGTGCTCAACCTCTCCGAGACCGCAACAGGCGACGACATCCTCAAGGCCGTCACCGACCTCAAGACGGACTTTGACTTGCTCAAGCAGCAGGCCGCCGAGTCCGGCTCCGCCACCCAGGCCCACAGCAAGGCTCCCCTCACGCGCCAGCTGCACAACAACCAGGGCGGCCGGCGCATGGACAGCAAGATCACTCCCGCCGGAGTAGTCACCCACCGCACGCCGGAGGGCAAGGCCGTCCAGATCCCGCAGAGCGACGTCGATCTGGTGGCCCATTGCCGCAAGGCGGTGGACGCCGAGGTAACCAAGCACGGCCGTGCCCTGACCCCCGGCGAGTACGATCGCGCCTGGTCCAGGGCGGCCGAGGAATTCGCCGGGCGGCGGCGAGGTAACAGTTAACAGGTAATAGTTAACAGTATCGTTACCATCCATCAATAACTATTAACTCTTAACCATTAACTATTAAATAACATGATTATCAAGCAGACTCCCGTGCTGCGCCGCGACTGGCCGGCCGGCACCACCGGCACCGACAAGAGCGAGGGCAAATTCGCCAAGCTCTCCGCAGACGGCAAGACCATGTCCCTGGTGACCTCCGCCACCGACATCCCCGATGGTGTTGTCAGCAACCCTGACGGACGCGACGGAGCCGACGGCAACGGCGGCGACCTGATCCTCCAGTCCCATCCGGGCATCGTCCAGGCGCGCCTCAACGAGACGCCCGGCACGATTGAGACCGGCACCGACTTGGCGCTGTGCGCCGATGCCACCGTCAAGGCGGCCACCGGCGCAGCCGGCGAGGTTGTCGTGGCCAGGTCCCTGGCCCCCAATACCAGCGGCCAGGGCGACTGCCTCCACGAGGTCATCCTCGTCGCCCGTCCGGCCGCCACTGCCGCCAAGGCCTAACTATTAACTCTTACCTATTAATTATTACATAGCATGAGTACATCCGCAACCTACGCCGTCAACCTGCCGCTGACCAACTACATTGTCGGCTGGTACGGCACCCAGACCCACGACCCGGCTCGCTTTCTCGCGCCGGGAGTCAAGGCCCCCGGCCTGCTGACCACCTACAAGCGCTACCTGCGACAGGACGCGTTTGCCACATCCGACACCCGCCGCCCCATGTACGACTCGCCCCGTACCATCGACATCCGTGGCGAGGACGTCCCGGTGATGCTGGAGGAGCACGTCCTCAAGATCGGCATTGACGACCGCGAGCTGCTCGGAGCGGTGGACGAGGAGGTCTACCGCAACAGCCTGCGCCAGTCCAAGACCCGCGCGCTGGCACGGCACATGCTCATCTCCCACAACAAGGAGGTGTTTGACTACGCCAACAGCGTCATCCCCGGCATCACGTCGGTGGATGGCATCACGGAGGCCAATAAGTGGAGCGACCGCTCCAAGCCCGTGGTCAGCATCCTGACCAGTCTCATCAACAAATTCGCCGTCAACAACGGCGTCTACCCCAACCGCATCCTGACCACACGCGACATCTGGGCGGACATCCAGGCCAACACGGAGGTCCAGTCCATGATGGGTGAGATGGGCCGCAAGGTCCTCACGCCGGAGACGCTCCTGGAGCTCATCGGCCTGCAGGGCGACGACATCCCGCCGGTCAAGGTCATGCGCACCATCGCCTCCTACAATCCGGGAGGAGTGGGCGGAGCAGAGGTGGACAACGTCAACGTCGTGGGCAACAACATCTACCTGTTTTACGCTGACGACAACCCGTCCCTGGATGACATCTCCGCGCTCAAGACCCTTAACCTCGCGGGAGATGACATGTACAGCACGGTGGAGACCTACCGCGACGAGGACATCTCCACGGAGTGGCTGCGCGTGCGCGGCCATCACAAGGTGGTGTTTGCCGCCCCGTCGGCCATGATGCGCATGCAGATTGCCTGATGCGGTTTTTCCGCCGCCTCCGGGCGGCGGAAAACAAAGACAAAATACTAACGACCAAAGACTAAATATTATTATGGCAATCGTCCAATCAACCAAGACCAACAAGGCCGCCGCTCCTCAGGCTCCCGCCCAGGAGATGACCCCCACCAATACCGACCAGGACCAGACCACGCCGCCCGTGGAGGATACCGCTGCCGAGGTATCCACACCGGAGCCTGCAGCCGGTCCCGCCCGTCAACCTGCCGTAGAGCCCTCCGCTCCCGCCGCCAAGGGTGACAGTGACTGCCCGGCGACAGGGGACGATCCCGGCCGCAACATGACCACTCACGAGTATGATGCCCTGCATGGCTCCGCCAAGACCCTGGAGCCATACGCAGCCTCCTTGCGTCCCATCCAGGACGGCCTGACTCCCAGACAGGAGATCACAGCCATCATCGCCGGGGGAGTGATCAGCGGCATCCTGGCCCGGACCAAGCCCTACGAGATGCTCGACCTGCGCAAGGCTGCCGAGGCCATCGGCATGTGTGACACGCTCGTCGATATGATCCTGCACCTCGACGATCCCGCCCCGGTGGGAGATGAGTTAACAGGTAATAGTTAACAGGTAACAGTATAAGACTATTAACTAATCACTATTAACTATTAACTGATATGCTCCACTGGATCACATTGACGGCGGACATGCTCACGGAGGTCATCGACCGCGCCGAGCTGGAGGCCATCACGGCCGCCGACACGAAGGGCACCGTCGTGCCCGGCATCATCCAGGACGTGACGGCAGCCGTGCGCGAGGCCATCGCGGGCAACGCCGCCAATGTGATGGACCTGCAGAGCGACACCACCATCCCGCGCACGCTCAAGCCGGAGGCCCTGGACATGATCGCCTGGCGTCTGCTCAAGCGGTTTGCGGTCTCGGTCTCCGAGGACCGGGATAAGGCCAACACAGCCGCCCACGAGCGGCTGGAGGCCGTCCGGGCCGGCACCCACCGGGTGATCGCTCCGGACGGCCGCATGCCCGTGCCTCCCGGCAAGCGTCCCTACGTCCAGGGACCGCGTCCCGCCTACGGCTCCGGAGCGCCGGGGTTGTTCCCGTCCCCTGGACGGGGGCGCGGGAACAAATACTAAAGACGATGCCCCTGACGGGGCAAAGATCAAAGACAAAAACATTTAGTAATTTATAAATCCATGCCAAGTCCCTCAGAGTTGATGCAATCCAAGGTCACGGTGCCTGCTGCCGGCATGTCGTCGGCAGACTGGGACGGCGTGGATCCGGACATCCGGGAGCGCTCCTACTGGACAGCCAGGGAGGGGTGTTATGCCCGCGTGCAGGGATTTAGGGATCGCTCCCAGGGGATCGTGGATGGCAATCTGTCCGAGGCCGACGCTCTGCGCGAGGTCCGCGCGATGCTGCGTGCCACCGGCTACCGTCCGGAGCCGGGCACGGAGGGCACCATCCAGGACCTCAACTCTGATGCCCGCCAGCGCCTGATCCTGGATACCAACGTAGCCATGGTTCAGGGCAAGGCCTACCGGGACTCCATGATGGGGTCGATTGCTTACCCGGCCCAGCGCCTGGTGCGCGAGCGCTACAGCCGACAGCCCAGGGACTGGGCCGCCCGCTGGAGGGAGGCGGCCGCCGCCGTCAACTACGAGGGCGTGGCCACCGACGGCTCCCACATTGCACTACTGACCTCGCCCATCTGGCGCAAGCTCAGCCGGTTTGACCTGCCGTACCCGCCCTATGACTATAATAGTGGGATGGGAGTGGATCCGGTCGATTACGAGGAGGCTCAGCGCCACGGCCTGGTTATCCCGGAGGCGACGATTGAGGGGATGGATAACGAGTCGCTCAACGCCAGCCTGGAGGCGTCCGTCGCCAGGATGGACGGCGACCTGCAGCAGGCATTTGCCAGAGCGTTGGCGGATTGTGTGGAGGTGGAGGGAGACCGCGTCTACTACACCGACCCCAACGGCACACGCCCGGTACACTGGAGCGAGGCCGGGCGTGTGATCTGCGGGCAGCGCCCTCCCGTCATCCCGGACACCCAGGCCCGCGCCGTCGTCAAATTTGTGGAGGACCAGCGCAAATTTGACCGGGCGCAGCGCGGCGTCCAGGGTTACGCCACCCAGGAGGAGTGGGACGCCCTCTACGATGCCGTCAACCGCATCAGGCCCACCGACGTCCGGGAGAGCGGCACGCTCTACCGGGGCATGTCCATCGACTCTAACAACGCCGACCAATTCCTGGATCGTATCAAGCGCGACGGCTACCAGGCATTACCCACCAAGATGGTGGACAGCTGGTCGCGCACGGAGGAGACGGCGCAGCGGTTTGCGGCCGGCGGCAAGCCGGGCAACGAGAGGATCATCCTGGTCAACGAGGACTACCGCTCCGGCCACCGCATCGACACCATCGTCCGCACTCTCCAGGAGCAGAGGCGGCTCGTCAACAAGACCGACCAGCATCCCCATACCAATGAGAGCGAGGTGCTGATCATGCAGGGCGTGCGCCACAGAGTCAACAAGATCGTCCGGGGGAGGGACGGTACACCCACCTACGTCTATGTCAGCGAGCAGCAATAACAGATCAACCCTTACGCCGGAGATGGCGGTTCTGGCGGCCGTTGCCATTGCGGCCGCCTACAAACGGTCTGGCCGGCTGCCAGCCCTGGGCTCGTGCCCGGCTTTCCCAGTCGGACGCCTCCGGCCGGGCAGTGGTGGCTGCAGCATCGCGCGGTCTGGCCAGCTCCTTGAGCCACCAGCGCAGGTCGCGGTTACTGATCTTGCCGTCCATCCCACTCATGTCCCTCTTATGCCTCAACCCTTAACCGATGTCAACTCATGATCAAGCTCCACGTCGATGTGATAGGCCTCAACCGGCTCCCCCTGGCTCCAGCCATCCGCACGGAGATGGTGGCCGACGTGGCCAGGGCCGCCCGCCAGGCGGTGCGGGATAGTTTCCAAGGCATGGTCGACCGCACCCAGTCCCAGGGATTCTGGGGCGCGGCCAAGCGATCGGTCAATCCTCCCGTCATCCGGGACAACAAGGCCACCATTGATATCACCCACATCGGCGTGCGCCTGCAGTGGCTGGGCGGCACCGTCAAGCCCTCCGGCCGCAAGTCGGAGGTGACCGGCCGCCGCATCAAGAGCCTGCTCATCCCGTTCAGGGATTCCCCCTTGCGCCGGCGCTCCCTGGCCAGCCTCCACATCCCGGAGGATGAGGTCATGGTGCTGGGCGACGTCGATACCGGCAGCGCCATCCTGGCCCGCGTCAAGCAGCGCAAGCGCCGCAATAAGGACGGCCACTACCAGGACGTCACACCGCTTGGTGCCCTGGTCAAGTCCGCTACCATCCCGGCCCATCCGGAGGTGATGCCCTCCCGCGAGCAGATGCGCGAGTATGCCGTGCACGCCGCCACCCTGGTCCTCAACCGCCTCCTGGCCCAGGCCGACGACAACTCAACACTCAACTCTTAACTCTCTAATCTCCACACAATGGACAAGGATTACAAGCTCGCCGAGCATCTCATCGCCCACCTGCAGCAGGACGAGGTCCTGGCCGCCATGGTGTGCCCCACCGTGTGGGACGACCAGGACCAGGTGGATGCCATCAACCGCTCGGCCATCGGCCAGCCCGGCAGCGTGGCCGTCACGCCGGCCGGCTACGTGCCCCTCCTGGAGATGGGCGTCGATGCGCCGATGGTGCGCATGCACGCCGTGCTGGCCGTGAGCTGCTTTGCCCGGACAGCCGGGATGCCCGGAGGCATGCCGCCTCTGCGCTGTCTGTCCGGCATGGTCGGGCAGGCGCTGCATGCCGTGCGCCTGTGGGACCCGGTTGTCGACCGCGTCTGCTACGACATGCCCTCCGTAGCCTCTGTCGAGGACTACGACATGACCAAGAGCAAGCTCACCGGCTACCGGGGCCGCGCCGTCATCCTGTACGCCCCCGTCAATTTTTGATCATCCTTACCCACAACATACAACCATGGCTAAGACCAATACCACAACCAACAACACAGATACGACCAGCCCAACTCCGCAGGCTCCCGCCCAGCAGGAGGCGCTGGTGTTAGTCCGCGTGACCAGGACGGGCACGCTCATCAACGGCGCTTATGGGCGAGCAGGAGCAGTCACCAGAGTCACGGCCGCTCAGGCCAAAGCCCTGGAGGAGGCCAAGCTGGCCGTCCGCATCGGCGTATAACCGCCAACACCATCAACTATTAACCATTAACTATTAACTAATCACTAACATGTCTAGAATTATCATCCCCGGCCTGATCATCGGCTCCCTGGTGCACATCGCCAAATTCGGAGCCGCCATCGGCACTGGCGACCAGGCCAAGACCGTGTCTGCAGACTGGCTGCCCGTCCCTCCAACCGACGAGGCCCCCGGTCCCTGGCTCTACATGGGCAAGATCCGCACCAGCAACCCTCAGATTGAGCCCAAGACATCCGAGATTGAGGGCACCAACAAGGGCGGCACCTACGAGACCGAGGAGATGCTGTTAACCACCAAGCGCAAATTCCTGTTCTCGTCCAATTACATCACCCCTGAATTCTTGCAATTGTCCTTTGGACTCCGCGAGGACTGGGGCACCGAGCAGGTGGTCTTTGACTCCGGCTCTCCGCAGATCGACGTCTACGTCTACACCGAGTGGACCGACGCCTATCGAGACGGAGCCAAGATCATGAGCGCCTGCATGCAGGGACGCCTGCGCCTGGTCAACCCGGCCAAGGCGGCCTCGGATCCGGCTCTGGCCGAATTCGAGCTCTCGGTCGTCCACAACCAGCTCTGCAAGCTCACGCCCGACGCTGACTATTCGGTCGTTTAAGCGCCACTTCCTCCCGGCGTCATCGCCGGGAGGATCCACTCTCAACTCACCACCCTCCACACTGATATATGGATATCCTCATTGACCTGGCCACCATGGCCGTCATGCTCCCCTCCGGCGTGCCGCTCACCGACCTGTCCCTGGTGCGCGGGGACAAGCTGCCTCTGCGCGTCTCCCTGCTCGACGATGGCACGCCCGTCACTCCCTCCGGCACACGGCCGGCCCTGGCCGTCAAGACCGCCCTGGGCGACGACACCCTGGTACTGGCCGCCACCAATCTGGAGCCGGTCGATGACGCCCTGGGTGCGGCCTATGTCGGCAGTCTGTCGGTCAACACGACCCAGCTGGTTGCGGCCATGGGGAGTGCCGAGAGCATCGACCTGGTCGGAGAGCTGGTCCTCATGGCCGGAGACGGATCCCAGCGCACCTCGTCGCTGATCAGAGTGGCAGTGCGCCAGGATATCATGCCGGCAGACGTCGTCCCTCCGGAGGACGTCGTCGCCAACTGGGAGGAGATGGTGGCCGCATCCCTGGCCGCCCAGCTGCCGGATGTACTGGACGGCGCTCTGCAAGAGCGCGGCATGCACGTGGACCCCGTTACCGGATCGTCCACCCTTACCACCGGAGAGGCCGAGACTCCCACGGTCATGGCCTGCTACGCAATGGAGTGGGGAGACGAGCTGCTGGCCGGCCACTTGACCGATCAATGCCGCCTGCGCAGCGTGACCATGACCTATTACACAGACACGGGATTGCTTGATCATCACTGGCTGCGCATCTGGCGGTTGGAGAGCGACAAGTATGTCGTGGCCGGGGTAGCTCCCGCCGTAGCTCTCCCTGCCAATAACCAGCCCATGACCTGGGATTTTACACCCGGCGTCCCTCTGCGGCGGGGGGACAAGATCATGCTGGAGATATGTGCCGGCCCGGACGCGGATCATCTGACCACTCACGAGCTGGGCGTCCATGCCGTCATCACGGCGGCCAAGGATGGCCGGGGCATCGCCTCCGCCGTCAGTTATCCGCCCGTCATCACGCAAGCCACCATAGCCCCCGTGCTGTCCGTCACGGTTGATTACGACGACGGAGTGATGGTGGGTGGTACGGAGCTTGCCACCGCCGCCCAGATGCAGGGGCTGGGCAATGATGTCCGTACAGCCTCCGCAGACGCCCAGGCTGCGGCTACGGCGGCCACCACGGCCCGCAACCAGGCGCAGACGGCGGCCACCAATGCGGGGACATCCGCCACCAGCGCGGCCAGTTCCGCCACCGCGGCCCAGCAGGCCCTGGCCGCCATCCCGCAGGTGGATGCTGAAGGCAACATGACGCTGGCCGGAGGGATTGCTCTTTCCGCTGGGCAAAAAATTACATTGAGTAACGGAGGAGCAACGATTTACGCCAGCTCAAACAGTGCCGTTGTCCATGTTTCTGCGCTTGCTTCCTCCGGGGAAATATCCGGCAATGTCGTTAATTGCAACAGGGTTGCCGCCTCTACTCTGTCCATCACCACGGCGGCTACTTTTGGAGGCACGATCAATGCCAACGGGGGGATTAATATTCCGGTAGCGCCATCCACTGACACGGAGGCGGCCAGATACAGGGAGGTGCGTCTGCTTCACGAGATGGAGTTTTCCGCATTGCGTACCTATTTCAGTTCTTCCAATCCTTTTTCCTGGGGAATACTTGTGGACCGGTTTTGGTGGGCTGCCGGGCGAGACAACATGCCGGCATGGACTGTGGTCACGGCTGATTTTAATATGATCAATCTCGACAATAACAATTCAGCTTACGACGGCTTGACCAGTTGTTATTTCCCAATGTCCTGCGGTCTGGGATATGGCCGGTGCTTTGATTCGATCGCCATAGGCAATACTTCTTTCAATGCGGATTACGCGAGCCTGGATGATGATCCCTTTGCCACGCCCGCAGGTTACATGCGATACTGGATCGATATACAGATAGGCCGTCCGGCCAATGGTCAATGTGCCGTGTCTGTCCGCATGTCCCGGTGGGATAATGCGTCCAGTACTGCCGTCAATACCACCCACCAGTGTTCCGTGTCCGACAGCCTTGCCTTGCGGGGAGTGGCTTTGTCCATGACGAGTAAGCATTCCGGTGTCTGGCTGGTTGGGTTTGATAAAAGCGCCGGGCGTCTTGTTTCCTACAAGGTTTTGCCGGAGACATTTACGTTGGATTCTTATAACAGAGCGATGTCCAGCAGGCTGTCACTGGCAAAGACAGCGGGACATTGTTCTGTCGGGGTTCATGCACCCAATTATTATGGAGGAACTGTCCTAGGCGAATGGTGCGATTTGATACAAATAAATTAACCGATTAACAGTTATGGATAATACCCAAATACAGATACAGTTTCCTTCGCCCGGGGCGTGGGAGGAGTTCACGATGACGGCCGTGTTTCCCGATAAGGATGGATTTGTGCAGTCCCGACGCTATACGCAGGACGACATACCCGCCGATCAGGCCCCGGCATTACAATCCGTGGTGGCCGCGCTGGTAGGGCTGGCCGAGCCTTGGCAGGCGTCCCAGGTGTGGGCGCATCTGATGACGGCGACGATCTACAGTGAGGATGATCCTTACACCCCCACCGGGCAACGGGACGAGGTTGCGCTTGATGTCGAGGCCGTCCATGCGGAAACCGGAGGGCGCAGGATATTTACGGTTTATGACTACCCGGATTTTATCATCACGGATGACGAGGCTGTGGCGTTTTTCAAGCACTTCACTTCTGATGTTCTCCACTCTTAACTCTCAACCCTCCACTCTCATCACGCCATGCACTACCTCTCCCTCGACACGGTCATCTACCGCCCGGCCGGCCTGCAGGACATCGTGCTGTGCCAGTACGACGACGTCATGGCGGAGCTGGTGAGCGTCAAGCCCTCCATCCAGATCCAGCGAGAGGGTGTGATTGGCAGCCCCTGGATGCACCAGGCCGCGCGCGGCAACGCCTCCCTGCAGATGACCCTGACGGTGGTCAGGGCCTGGGCGACGTTTGCCCGCGCCCAGGCATGGGGGTTGGACCTGCAGGAGACTCTCACCCTCCACCCGGAGGGTACGGTTACCTGGTTGTCCTGCTACCACCAGCGGCGGCCGTCACGCACCAGGACCTACCACGCCACGGTGGATCTCGTCCAGCCTCTGCCGCTCACCAGCGATCACGACTTGGGACCGGACGGACCGCGCCTCGGCCGCCGCCCGGAGGATATCCGGCTGCCGGACACCGAGGGCAAGGCATGGGCGGCCGTCCAGTTATCCCTCACCCTGACGGGAGAGATATCTTAACCACTATTAACTCTTAACTCATCACTATTAACTAACATGGCAGACAAGGATTACAAGGTACAGGTAGGCGTGGAGGCTACGGCCAACACGGGAGCGCTGGACAAGGTCAACAAGGGGCTGGATAGCCTGCGCCAGACGGCCCGGCAGGTCAACGACGAGCTAGGCCGGGAGGAGACAATCGACAACCTGGAGGAGGTGGCGGATGCCGCCGAGGATACCGCTGAGGCTATCGACAAGACAACCGACTCTGCAGAGGGTCTGCAGGGGGCCGTCAGCCAGGTCGGACAGCAGGCCAGGACCACCGGCAACGACGTCGCCCAGGCCGGGGACAAGGGGGCGGCGTCTCTCAACAAGATGGGGCGCAGCGCCAGGCAGACGCAGTCGTCCCTGGTGGCCCTGCGCGGCAGGATGATGGCGACGTTCAACGTCGTTAATGAGCTGGAGTCTTTCTACAACCGTGGCAAGGCCATCGGCCAGTGGATCCTGGACTCTTGGGACAAGGTAATCGAGGGCGTGGACAAGGCCGCCGTCAAGCGGGCGCGGGAGCTCAAGGACCGTCTGGCTACCGAGGCCGCCGAGCGCGAGCAGGCCTATACCGATGCGCTGACCAACGCCAAGCGCGAGCGCATCTACGACGAGGAGCAGCGCAGGATCACGGCCATTAACGAGCTCTACTCCCAGCGCATCCAGCTCATCGGCCAGCTGGCCGCCAACCGCACGGCGGAGGTGGACCACGTGGAGGCTCTCCGGCTCAAGGAGCTGGAGCTGCAACGCACGATCGTGCGTACCCGCGAGATCAGGGGTGAGATCACCCAGGAGACGGCCGCCGCCCTGATGGCCGACCTGGATGCCTCCGAGGCCAGGGGTGCGGCCAAGTCCCGCGAGGACCGCCAGCAGATCATGCTGGAGGCGGCTATCCAGGCCCGCGACGAGACCGCCAGGCAGGTGGCCCGGATCAAGGCCGAACAAGAACAGGCGGCCAAGTCGCCTTATGCTGGGGTCACTCCGGAGGAGTATCGCCAATACAAGAGGGATGTAGAGGATTATCACCATCGGGAGCGCACCCAACAGAGGATGCAAGACATTGCAAGGCTTGAGCAGGAGCTGCAAGATGCCATAGCCCTGCGCACCAGCAAGGGACTCAGCGATCCCCGTGTAGCCAGAGATACTCAGGATAAGATAGATAAGACAATGGAGCGTCTCCAGCAGTATAAGGACCTTGCTCAATACATTGCCGACGCAGACGCTAAGGTAGAGGCTATAGAGGCTTACTACCGCAGCAGTAATCCTCTGGTCCACTACGATCAGGACAACGCCGGCAGTATGCAGATGACTGAGGACATCTCCAATGCCATCAAGGACCAAGATAAGAGTGAGACGACCCGCAAGGAGCGCCTCAAAACTGCCGAGGACCAGCTCAAGCTGGACGAGGCCAACGTCTCCACCCAACAGCAGCTCCTGCAGTACCAGCGGGAGATCAACGCCAGGGAGGCTGTCATCGCCGCCGCCAAGGCGGACCAGGCCAGCGCCGTGGCTGCAGATGAGCGTCGGCAAAAGGACCTCGCCGAGCTGGCCAGCCAGCGCAAGGGCGTCCAGGAGCGCTGGCGCAGGCGCTACGATCAACTCACTGACGGCCAGGATTACAAGGATCATGAGACGCCCGGACTCAAGCGGTTGCTTAAGGAGGGGCAGCACATGGCCGATGCCGGCTACATGTCCGAGCAGGACTCCGCACGCCTGAGCCAGTTGCGCGACGAGGCGCTCAAGGGCCTGCCCAAGGAGCTGGCCGCCAAGGTCAAGTGGATGATGGACGACATGATCAAGGGTTACTCCAAGGCGGCGGCCGGAGAGCGCAACCTGATGACTCCCCTGGAGCGCAAGGATCTGGAGGCTCAGCGATACAAGGGCAAGCTGGACGGATTGTCCGACATCCTCCCCAGTCTCCCCAAGGATGGAGCCGCCGCCAAGATTGTGGACATCCTCAAGGATGTCGCCAAGTATGGCGTACTCAACGACGCTACGATCAAGCAGCTCCAGTCCCTGACGATGCGTATCGACCAGGACGACGAGGCGGGCATGCGCGTGGTCAGGCTGGTCAAGGAGCTGGTCCATGGAGAGCTGGGCCGCATTCTGACGGCCATGTCCCGGCCTCAGCCGGCCAATCCCGCCAGGCCGGCACGGCCCCGGCGCGTCACTCCGGAGGGCCGCGACCTGGACGCCGAGGAGGAGATGCGCGCGCGCATCCGCGCCGGCGCACAGGCTCCGCAGCCTCCTCCACAGCCTGTCCCTGCGGCAGGCCAGGACGCCAGCGCCATGGTCAGCGAGTTTACCCGGCAGATGCTTGGGCAGGGCAACGCCACGGGCCGCATCCTGGATGTGATGCAGCAGTTTCTTGCCGTCGCCCGGCAGGCGGCGGACAAGTCGGCACGGCACAATGAGCGCCTCAGCAAGATTGAGCAGGAGGTCTCCGGCTTATTGTCCCGCGAGCGCTACAGCCGCCACCGCTAACCCATCTGTCGCATCACCGCCATGAGAGTCATTGAGATCACGGGCAAGGCCATCAAGGGTGCCTCCTGCAACTGGAGCAATTTTGGCCCGCTCAAATTCACCTGGCAACAGCTGGCGCGCGACCAGGACGAGCCGGCACCCTATGCCTACATGGATCAAGTGCGCGTGGTGTGGGACGCCGTGACGGTGATGGAGGGGACCATCCGCAAGTGCGCCCTGGAGCAGTCCGGCAATGCCTGGCGGTGGTCCATTGAGGCGTGCGACATCCTCCAGCCCCTGGAGGGGGCGCTGTGTTTCAGCCCATCCGGAGGGTTGAGGGGGGCGCTTAATGCCAACATATCCGGAGGCAGCGCCGAGAGCGTGCCCCGCCGGGTGGGCATTGCCGCCACCCTCAAGGCGGTGCTGGAGGATGCCCGCAAGCACGGCCTCCTCTCTGCCGACGTGGGCATCGACGTGTCCGTGTCCGCCTCCGCCTGGATGTGGGATACGGCGCTCTCCTGCGACATGTATGCCGGCGTGCTGCGCAAGGTGTTGGCCAGCCGTCCCGGCATGGTGTGCCGGGTGGATTATACGGGAGACGCCCCCGTGATCAGGGTGGCCGACGGGGCCGATCTGCCCGTGACCACCCTGGACCGAGTGAGAGACAGGCTCTCCAGTATCAAGCTCACCCCCCGGCCGGACCTGGTCCCCCCGGCCGTGGGCGTCGTGCTGACTGCCGGCAATCAGGCTTACCAGTCCCAGGTCTGGCCACGCGGGGCGTCCCTGCACCAGGAGGGATGCGTAACTGTTCAGGTGGCCGTCAGTCCGGACAGCCCGGATGATGACGAGCCGCAAGGTTCCGAGTCCCCGGTGTGGGATTTTACCAAGCCTGTTGTCGAGGTGACAGGGCACAAACTGCCCACCAACGATGTGGAGGGAGCCATCTACTGGCGGCGCAAGATACCCCAGCTTGCCACCTTGACGGCCGCGCGGTATGGGAGGATCAAGAAATCCGTAATAGCCGGCGTTGACGGATCCACCCAGAGCAATTATTCCACTGACGACTCCGCTCAGCGTTACGAGCATGTGAGCGGTCAGCTGAGCGAGAGCTGCAATACCATCAAGTGGTGTTATGTGGAGCTCAAGCAATATGTATACATGGACGCCAAGCCCCCCAAGGGCTGCGAGATGCTGTTCCCGCACACCAAGCAAGTCAACGGTGTGACCAGATACTACCATTGGATGACATGGAGGGGGCGCACCATCAACACCATGCACCGCAAGTACCGGGCCAGCAAGTCAGGGGATGCCGGGGCTGACGGGGGAGGAGAGCCGCCCATCAGCGGAGGCGGTACGCCGCCGGCCGGTCAGGCGTGGCCGGATTACACCTCCATCCTGCGGGATTATTACGAGGTCACCCGCGACGTCCCCGTAGAGGGCAGCGTCACCGCCCTGCGGGCCGTGTCGCCCGCCATCCTGGTGGGCAGCAGGCTGGCCATCACCGGATCCCGGCGCGAGTACCGCGACATGGCCACCGTCGTGCAGAGCGTCAGCGTTGATCTGGACGGAGAGAGCACGGCGGTCACCACTGGCGTGCCGGCGCATTTGTCTCTGCAGGACATGATTGATCGCATGCGGCAGATAGCCGACGACCAGCAGGCGCTGGACGACCAGGACCAAGTGGACGGCCCGGTCCAGACGCTGCAGTACGACAGCGAGGCTTACAAGTCTCCGCCCGCGCCCACCCTGGGACCGGAGGGGGAGATCGTGTGGTCGGCAGCCCCGGAGCAGCCTCCGATTTATGGTCTGCAGGTAATCCTTGACTGGGATGACGATAACGCCAATGTGACCGGCGCGCGGATGCGCCGGGGCAAGCTGATGCTGCAGGGCGTCTACATCAGCCAGACGCCGGGAGATAACAGCGGCTGGTACACGATGACCGGCTTTACGGCCGGCGAGATATGGCTGGACGTCAAATTTAACGCCAAGGGCAAGCTGACCGGCACGTCTATCGCCTATGAGCAGGGGCCGGTCAACCCCCTCCGGCTCCAGGACGAGGAGCCGGACGAGTCGGAGGAGTTTTTTTACTCCTTCCACGTTGCGACGGTGCAGGACAAGGTAGTGTACCAGCATATGCTGGGCACTATTCAGATACCGGTCAATTACGGCACTTTTTACCCCTACGGGCCGGCTGTTTAATTTTTCACTCTATATATAACAGTATGATCAGGATTTTTGTTTTTTCATATTCCGGAGACGCCGCCGAGGCAGTGGCCTGCGTGCGCTGTGTCCGGATGGCCGTACCCTACGCCAGCGTCACGGTAGTGGACGATGCGGCCAGTCCGGTGCAGGAGGATACCGCCGCTGCTCTCCGGAGCATAGGCGCGGATTACGTGCAGTCATCATGGGATCGACAGGGTAACCTGCGCGGGCCTGCCTGCATCCGGGGTATGCTCTCGGAGATGTGCCGAGAGGCGGAGGACGACGACATCGTCGTCAAGATTGATTGCGATACGGCCCTCCTGGATGACGGCTGGCTGCGCTGGATGGATGCCCATCCGGCATGCCCGATGTATGCCTCCGGGGATTTTGTGGCAGGAGCGTGGCGGATTTATGGCTGCCTGTACGCATTGAGGGGATGGATGGCCAGACGGCTCTACCGGGAGATGGATTGGACGCTGCTGGATGATTTAGCGCCGGAGGATGTGACCATCGGCCGTGAGGTGCTGGCCAGGGTGCCGGCAACAGTGTGCCGCATCGAGGAGCCGTGGAGGCAGCGCAGCCCCTGGAGCGAGTGGACGGCCTGGTGCTGGCCCAGCCGGACAGCGAGCGCCGAGAGTTATGCGGCCAGGTTTGCAATGGTAACCACCGGCAGCCCTCGCCAGGATCACCAGCCGGCCAGCGAGCGGGCCAGGGTGATGCACCTGCTGGCCGACGCCAGGGCGGCCATGCTGCAGGACGGTGTGACCAGGGAGGATGACGAGGCGGTGGATTGGGGCGGCCTGATGGCCGCTTGCAGAGGCGATGCAGGAGCCCTGCACACCCCCTGCCCGGAGTAGGCAGGGACGGCTAAATTGATCAGATACCTGTCGTCAATTGATCAGATGTCATGGCGCGTTACAAAAATTCCTGCAGTCGCACCCTCACGGGTGCGTGGATTGAAACGATCGTCCAGGGGACGCAGGTCGTTTTCTTTGAGTCGCACCCTCACGGGTGCGTGGATTGAAACAACACCATTATTCCCACAAATGGCAGGCCACATTGTCGCACCCTCACGGGTGCGTGGATTGAAACATGGATAGAAGAAGGGTGGGAACCTATAATGAAAAGTCGCACCCTCACGGGTGCGTGGATTGAAACATAGGGGTGGATAGCACCTATAATTCCCATTAAGGTCGCACCCTCACGGGTGCGTGGATTGAAACACGCAGTTGACGACCCGCAAGAAGGAATTCACGGGTCGCACCCTCACAGGTGCGTGAATTAAAACCGGGTTTATTCCCAGGGAGGAGAGTAGAGATGTCGTCGCGCCTTCATGGTATTAGGAATTCCAATAAAAATAAACTCCCTCTATAATAAAATAGAGGGAGTTTGTATTTTTAATAAGCAGTAGGTATATTTAGAAACCTTCCATGATTTCAGGTTTCAGCCCTGGTAGATCGTATTTTGATGCTACAGTTCCATCGGGATTGACCTCAATGGAATTATGTACTTTGGCGGAAGAGTATTGCCCGCTTTTGCAATTATGCTCCCACCAGATAACTTTCTGAATAGCCATACTTCCTTCCGGACGGGCAGAAGAGGCATCCCCTTCAAACATTTGGGGAAGAACTTGTTTCAGCAATGCTGCATCATCATCAGAAAATCCTGTCAATTCAGCCAGTTGTGGAGTAATAGCACCGAAAAAGACATAAGTTCCACGGTCCACCCGGTGTTTCATTCCCATGGTATCGGAGGATTTTTTACTGCCGTCTCCGTCACTGCTGACGCTTTTGGTGATTTGGGTGCTGGTAACGTTGACTGTTTCCGTACTGAATGCCGGTTGGATTGTTACCGGACCTCGGATGCCGATGGACACTCCGGAACCTTTTTCAGCGCCTTTTTCTTTCCCGAATGCAAAGACTTGCCCAAAAGCACGAACATCGTACCATTCCTGGCAGGATTTTTGCGCCAGTTCAGCAGCCGTTCCTTTTTGTTTCAAAATGGGAGTGGCTCTTTCCTTAAGTGTTTTGCAGTCGTCGGTACGTCTGTCATCCGATTGGACAAAGATAGACTGTCCCATATCCATCAGTTTATTGCGGATTTTTCGTTTGAGGCAGACATCGGATATTTCTCCCAGACCTTCTAAAGTTGTTCTGGGGCGATTGCCATTGAGAGGATCCCCGTTCGGATTGGCATTGGTAACGGTAAAGACGACGGCGAAGTCGATTTTATGATTGAGGCTCATGATTGTTTATGGTGGGAGTTAATGATTAAGTAGCGTAAGGGTTATTCCTCTATTTCAGATTTTTTTTCTTCTTTTGTCTTGTAGAGGAATGATCTTTGGCAATGGTAGCCGAGCAGGTAGGCTCCTGTCAGGGGGGTGTTGTCCATGAATTGATCTAAAGAGAATGTATCCATAATACTGTCCAAGTGTTTTTTATAAAAATTCAAAAGGCCAAAGGCATTTTTATTCAGCATGTCCTGATAGGGGCGTATGCTTGTTTCTATCACGGCCCAAGTTTCCGAGGGGCGCTGTTGAAAACGCTGCATGAGTTTTTCCGCATTGGTAGGGCGGGAGGTGCTCATGACTTTTAATGCCGATGTCTCTATGGTTTCTGCAACGGCCAGAAGACGGCCGAAGAGGTAGCTACGGTCTGTAATGGTTGTGTCAAGGCTCATGGTATATGATGTTTGGCGATGATTGTAAATATAGACGGAACAGGCAATGCCCAAGGTCATTTCCCATTCCCACCATTCCATAGCATGCCGTTTGGATGCCTGGATAATGCATTGTTTTTCCAAATCAGAAGGAATGGAAAGATTTTGAAGAACACAGGGCAGCAAACGGGCAATGGCATGCTTCCGTAATTTATCGTCCACTTTGTTGCCATAGGCCGCTTTGACGATCATGGTGACGGATGGCGCCCCAATGTAGGAACGGTTATTGCCTTCCTTGTCTTTAGGCAACCTCTGCTGCCAGCTGGCGTTGCTATGCCAGGCCAGTAGATTGCTCAGGTAATCAGAAACAGTAAATTCCTGAAAGCTGGAAAGAGACATTCGTCCCGGAGAGGCCGAATTCAGACAGAGAACCAAGACACGGTTCTGAATGTCATTTTCATCCAAAGTTGTTTTCAACCGTTCTTTTCCTCCTCCGGATAATTCTTTTTTGAATTGTTTAACCAGCTGTGTGACCTGGTCATTCGGAGAAGGCTGAGCAGGGACGTAATGCTCCCACTCCTGTACATTGCCACAAGGGGAAGGCACGTTAAGCAGCCCCGGAGACCAGGCGAGTATAACCAAATCGCCGTCGTACCAGCCCTGGCGGGAAATGAGCCAGCGCAAGGCGCTGTGGGCTTTCTGGCTAACTTCCGCACTGACACCGCAGGCTTCGTCCGCTTCAATAAATCTGCCGCGATAGGTGTAGCCGGAACTGTCGTTGGAGGAAATGAGTTTTGCCTTGTCTCCGGCATTTCTGATACGCGCCGGATGATTGATGGCCATGGAAGCTGTTTCTCCCAGAATATAGCACATTCCCTGTTTTACAGACAGGGATTCCGTGTACTTTCTCCAAGATTCATACATGGCCTGGTCCTGATAAACTTCGGGGGGAGTTCCATCCCTGCTATTGACGTTCCAGCGGATAAAAGCGTTTTCCTGTGTGGAAGCCCCCAATTTTTCAAAGATGAGTGGGGTCTCTTCCTTATTTCCCTTCCATACCGGAATCAATGTATTGTCATTATCCAGATGTAGGATTCCCCACTCCACCAGATCCCGGATCAGGGATTTTTTGCGGATATACGCCAGAATGGAGCTCAGCTTGATGTTGTCGGGATCGAAAGCAGCCCAGCTTGCGAGCTGGTTTTCGTATTGTTCATAGGACTCCTTCAGCGTTTTAAGCTGTTTGGTTCTTTTGGACTGAGGTTCTTCCGGCGGGAAGTATTCCGCATTGTCGCCTGCCGCATATTGGAGTTTGTCGCACAGGGGGTGGGCACAGGCTCCGCTGGTACGTCCTCCGGACGCTTCCGTGACTGGTATGATGGTCGGTTGATCTCCGGGATCGTTGAGGGATGCGTTTATAAATTCTCCCTGCTTGCTCAATGTAATTGTAATATGAGCGTTCTGCATGCTGTGGTATAGCGGCAGAAGGGGGGTGATGAGCCGCTCCTTCTTATTGTTCTTGGAATATTCCTTGTCGATACGTCCTACGTAATCCAGATTTTGTTCGTAGGTCGCGTATAGGGCTTGCATCCAGTTCATAACTTTTCCTTCCTTTATTTTTCCAAACTCAAATCATTCAATCCGCTGGATCGTGGCGGACAAGCTTCCATGGGACGGACGTGTTTGACTATTTCACATTCCTCTGGCCTGATGAACCGGACAAAGCCGTTTTTCATCACAGGTCTCCAGAAGCGTATGGAAAGTTCCTTTTTCCCGGTTTCATCCGGATAATTGAATCCGTGGTACATAAGACCGAAGGAGGTTTCTCCGTATTCGTCATAGAATCCTTCACCTTCTCCGAATTCGCACGGTTCTATATGAGACTGACATTCACGCGTACCCAGGGAGATGTCCCGCCGGCCGCCACGTTCAATCATGCGGGTGGCTATCTCATAATGCTTGCCGTCTATTCTGTCTTTTTCCATGTCTGGACGGAACTTGTTCCATTCAAAATGGGCCCGGACCTGGTATTCTACATCTTGCAGATAAGTATATACGGATAAATCGGCTCCCGCTTCATGGTACTTGATGAGTTTCATGTTCTTGGGAACCAGGCGGATTGGCTTCATGACTCGTACTTCATCAATAATCCAGATAAAAGTAGGTTTCCAGTAGACAGACTTGGCTATTCCCTTCAGGGCCTCATAAGTGGGGATTTGGTAAGAACATTTTTCACCTCCCACTCTGGTTAAAGGGTCAGAAAAAAGGGCATATTTTCCATAAATTTTAAATTCGACTTGATTGAGCATGAAAAGGAATGTGGTTATGTTGCAGAAAATTTACTTGGATGGTATGAGGGTGCCTATAGTATTGTCTTCTGGGGCATACCCCAAAAAAGAGTCATAAGGTACGAAGGCGAACATATAGATATCAACTCCTTCTCTTATACGGACAATACCACCCGAATTCAACAATTTTTCAAGAATTTCATTAGGCAGGGATACTGAATATGCTCTCGCCTTCTGGATGCATGCATTCCATGTTTTCCATTCTTCTTCCTTTTGTGGATTCATATTCAAAAGTGTTTGTTGACATTCTTTTCCCTCTCCGTAACTGGTCAACACGGCAGTGGTATCTTCCTGAATGGGTTGATACTGTCGCGCAGCGGAATCAAAGGCCTGGAAGAGGCGGACAGGTTTATATTTCTCCAGTTGGCGGTTGCAGGGCACAAGCTTTAAATTCTGAGACAAGACATCCACCATGTTGGTGGAAATGCCGGAGCAGGAGAACTTGTAGGACAGGTAGTCATGATTTTCCCGGGTAAGCTTTCCGAGGAATTCATTAAAGTAACATGAAACGGATTTGATACTCAGAATATTTTCTTCTTCAGGATCAAGGATCATGTTCATTGAGATTTCCTTGCCAGTTTTCAGCTCAGTCAAAGCTCCCAGTCTTTCCAGGTTGTCTGTCGGGTTGATGAGAATTATCCTGCCTCCGGGCCGCGAGCCATCCCGGTTGCAGCGTCCTGCCGCCTGGGTACAGGAATCCAACCCAGCGACACTGCGGATGATGACGTCAAAATCCACATCCACACCTGCTTCAATCAATCCGGTGCTGATACAAACAACTGTTTTTCTTTCCTTTCTGGCTTTTTGAAGAGATGTTTTATCAATATGGTTCGTAATAATCTCTTTCCGGTGAGCCGGACACATATTGGTACTGAGATGAAAAACATCCGCCTCCGGCGCGCATTCACGGCATGCGATCGCCAAATCTGCGGCCAGTCGCTTGGTATTGACGATAACCAAGGCGGGGCCTTTAGTGGAAGCTTCCTTCATGATTAAGTCCCTCATTTTCTCCAGAGTCCAATAATTGGGAGACTTCATTTTACAGCAGACTTCACATTGACGGAACCCGTCGAATTGGTCGAAATATATCTTGCTGTCTGCAATAACAGGCTTTTCTTCCAGGTGGTCATGCTGCCTTTCATTCATTGCAGCTTCCGGAGGCGTTGCCGTACACCGGATGGCACTGCTGTGGCAGATTCCTGCCAAAAAGTCCAGAGAGTGCTCAAAAAGTCTCAGGGATGTAAGAGGAATGGATTGAACTTCATCGAAAATTACAACGGCATTTGCCAGGGAGTGCATGCGCCTTGCATGTTGTTTTCCGGAGGCGTACAGGGCGTTTAGATACTGCACTGAGGTAGTGAGTACAATAGGAATATTCCACGTCTGGGTGGCTTCCATGTACCAGCTTTTCTTTTCCGGTGTCCAGGCTTCCGCCTTTCCTTCCTTGTCGCGGGTTTCCTGTACCAGGTTGGAATGGTGTTCCAGAATGCAGTCTTTGTATTCATTTCCAAGAGCTTCCTGAATAACCTTGGCCGTCTGGTCCAGAATAGAGGTATAGGGGATAATGTAAATGATGCGTGACAAATGGTGCTTCCGTGCATGTTCCAGAGCAAATCTGAGGCTAGCAAGAGTCTTGCCGGCTCCGGTAGGCAGGGTGAGGTTCCATTTACCGACTCTTCCTCCGGCCGCTTGAAGGCATTCCTGCGACATGGCGGCACGGCTTTGGTTCATGGGAGTGTCTGCCCGGAATTTTCTCAAATGATTTTCCAGATTATTCTGCATGCCTTCCCAATCCGGTTCGGGAATGCTTTTGTGACTGCCTCTGCCGGAGGCGCTCGTATAGTCCGCTTCAATAAGGGCGCTCAGGCAAAAGCGTCCCAGAAGGCCATAATGAAAAGCCATTTTCTCATCAGAATAGCCGAACAAATCCAACATGCGATGATGGAACTTTTTGAGTTCAAGGAACAGTTCCGTCTTCTTCATCAGGGAAAAATAATGATCTTCTTCTTCAGGCGTCAGCTTCGACAGAATTTCATCAAGGTGGGTTTCCTTGCCGGGTCTTTCCATGCGCTGTTGAAAGACATTGTCGGAAGAAAGCATTCCCCTGTAACAGTCAATCAAGGAGGAATGGTGATGGGAGGCAATGCATAAGGCAATGATTTGTCTGAATATGAGAAATTCTTCCTTGATGGCGGGCAGATGCTGCCAGACAAATTGAGCCCCGGCCGTGGAATGGTCCACGGTGCCTCTCCTGCTTTTGTCAAGAGGGTTTTGTTCGATGAAGTCGATGTATTCCTGGAATGAGTGGCTCATTTTACCAAAATCGTGCATGCCGCCTATCAATGCTCCGAGCTGAGGCAATCCCAAAGGGGCAAGCAGCGTGGACATGGTGTGCGCACACTCGTGTACATGATCGCAGAGAGATTGTTTGGGGCGTGCCTGATACATGATCAATTATAATAATCCTTACTGCTTTTCAGGCAAGATAACAATTGATTTTTTTATAATTTTATGTAGTAATAAAGCATCTGAACAGATTATCCGGATGCCTTCTTCTCTCTTTTCCGTTCCTTTGTCCGCATTGCAGCATTATCTGTACTGTCCCAGGCAGTGCGCGCTGATTCATCTGGAATGTGTGTGGGCTGACAACCAGTTTACGGCGGAGGGGAATGTATTTCATGAACGGGCGGACTCCGGCATGACGGAAAACCGCGGACGAAAGAAAATTCTGCGTTCCCTGCATGTTTCCTCCCTCCAATGGGGAATTCACGGCATTGCGGATGTTGTGGAGGCTGTTTATGCTGAAAAAGGCGGCGTTCCCATATCCATGACTCCAGTGGAATACAAGGTAGGCAAGCCAAAACCGCACCGCGCGGACGAAGTACAGGTATGCGCCCAGGCCTTCTGCCTCGAGGAAATGTTCGGAATGGCTATTCCTGCTGGTTTTTTATTTTACGGGAAAACCCAGAGGAGGCATGAGGTGGCGTTTGATGATGAATTGCGTTCCCTGACGTCTCGGATTATTCGGGAGACCAGAGATATTCTGACCGGAGTGGTAACGCCTTTGCCCCAATATTCCAAAACCTGCAAGTCCTGTTCCCTGGTCAACGACTGTCTTCCGGACGTATGCCGGGAACGCAGGCAGGGAATGAAGGACCGTGTGGACGAAGTATTTGAGGAAAGTCTGAATATGTGGGAGGCTGATGATTTATGAAGAAGCATTTAAATACATTGTTCGTGACGCTGGAAGGATGCTGGCTGTCCAAGGACGGAGATACTGTAAAAGTGAATTCGGAAGGTCAGTGCCTGCTGCGGATCCCTCTTCATAATCTGGAAGGAATCGTCACGCTGGGGTGGGATATCGGCGTGTCTCCGTATTTGATGGGGGCCTGTGCGGAAAAAGGAATTACCCTGTCGTTCTGCAATCCTTACGGTAAATTCCTGGCTGGCGTGCAGGGATTCATAAAAGGAAACATCCTGTTACGCCGGGAACAATACCGCTGGGCGGATGAAGAGGCAAAATGGGTTGGAGTGGCGCGGGAAATGATTGCCGCAAAAATCGCCAATTGCCGCAACTTGCTGTTGAGGGCACAGAGGACCTACGGGAAAAATCTTGCGGAAGAAGTGAACCGGCTGGCTGCTTTTTGCCGCATGGCCCGCGGGTGCGTTTCCGGAGACATTCTGCGGGGAATTGAAGGCTCCGCCGCGGAAACGTATTTTTCCTGCCTGTCCCACTGCCAGCGCACGGAAGATCCGGAATTGGTATTTGAAGGCCGCAACAGAAGACCGCCAAAAGACTGTTTCAACGCATTGCTCTCCTTTTTGTACAGTTTGTTGTGCCATGATGCCAGGTCCGCTTTGGAAAGCTCCGGAATTGACGCGGCTGCAGGGTTTCTGCACCGCGATCGTCCGGGACGCCCCGGCATGGCATTGGACCTTATGGAAGAATTCCGGGCTCCTTTGGCGGACCGTCTGGCCTTGACTCTGATTAACCGCAGGCAGATATCTTCAGACGACTTTGACAAGGAAGAATCCGGAGCCGTCTTTTTGAAGGAGGATTCCCGTAAAAAAGTTCTGACCGCATGGCAGGAACGCAAGAAAACCGTTCTGGTTCATCCCTTCCTCCAGGAGAAAACCACGCTGGGACTGCTGATCCATATTCAGGCGCTGTTGCTGGCGCGCCATCTGCGCGGGGATATGGATTGTTATCCTCCGTTTATTGGCAAATAAGCTTTCTCTCCATGTATATTCTCATCACCTACGATGTTGTTACGGAAGACAAGGCCGGCCAGCTCCGCCTGAGGCGGGTTGCCCGTGCTTGTGAAAACATCGGGCAGAGAGTACAGAATTCCGTGTTTGAATGCGAGGTCTCTCCGGCCCAATTGGTTGACATCAGGAGCAAGTTGCTTAAAATTATTGATCAGGACAGCGACAGCCTCCGGATTTACCACATGGGGTCCAATTGGCATCACAAAATCGAACAATTAGGCAAGGAAAAGAGCTATGACATTTCCGGGCCGTTGATCATTTGAGTGCTGTTTGACATGGCCTTTGCGCCAACCCCAAGCTTACATCAAATTGCCGGGAGGTCGGCGATTCTTGTAAGACATTGGAAAACGCAGATTGACAACCAAGTATGATGAAGAGAAGACGGTATGTGATGTGCCGTCTTCGTGAAGTTGGCGCAAAGCCTCACTTGCATGATTGATTAACAACATGTACCGTTGAGGCAGTCGCTCTCCGCAAGGAGGGCGTGGATTGAAACGACACATGCTTCCAAATTGTTAAATGTTAGGTCTGTCGCTCTCCGCAAGGAGGGCGTGGATTGAAACCCCATGCTATACTGGTAGCAACCAACATTTAACCTGTCGCTCTCCGCAAGGAGGGCGTGGATTGAAACCTAGCCCGCCGAAAATAGTTGGCCGCTCCCGGAGGTCGCTCTCCGCAAGGAGGGCGTGGATTGAAACTTCCTTCTTCTTGAAAACAGGTTCGGAAGATTTTGTCGCTCTCCGCAAGGAGGGCGTGGATTGAAACTTCGATTTTACAATCTGTCGTGTTTGTGTTTTCTGTCGCTCTCCGCAAGGAGGGCGTGGATTGAAACTTCCACCAGCGCCGCCTCAATGGAGCCGAAAAGGTCGCTCTCCGCAAGGAGGGCGTGGATTGAAACTTTTGCCGTCGATTAGAGACACCCGAAAATTATGGTGTCGCTCTCCGCAAGGAGGGCGTGGATTGAAACAGGGGATGAAATGGTCAATGAAATTGTATTGTCTGTCGCTCTCCGCAAGGAGGGCGTGGATTGAAACTTCGTGCGTGGCCGCTTCCAGCCGGAAGAGGACGTGTCGCTCTCCGCAAGGAGGGCCGGCTGACTTGTACGATGATTAAAAAGCACCCCGGACCAGATAAGTCCGGGGTGCTTTTTTGTTTTCTGCCGCAGGAGTCAGAGAATGGGACGATCTTTCGGGTTGAGTTCGGCGGGCGGCAGGGAACGGAGCAGGGCCAGCAGGGGGTCCTGCACTGCGGTTCCTGTTTCACTCTGGCGTTTGAATTCCTCTTCTTCCTGCTGGAGGGCGGCTAGTTTGGTGTCTTCCACCAGGGCTTTGAATTTGTCCGCCTGGGAGTATTCTCCGTCTGTATCCCGGAAGACACGGGCAAGCCAGCGGCGTTTTTCTTCCGTGCTGAGCAGGGGATCGTTCATGAGTCCGGCTGTGTTTGTTTGTCCAGCAGGTTTCCGGCCAGTTGCCTGCCTTTCTCTGTAGAGCGGTAGACATAGGGACGGCAGTCCCCGAAGCGCTCCACGTAACCCTGCGCGATGAGGTCCTGCAAAATGTTTGTAACGGTGTTGGGGTGCAGCCGCGTCGTTTCCGTGATGGTGCTGTGCCGCCGGTACCCGGCAATGATGGCCAGAATGACTTGCGCGCTGCTGAGGCGGAAGTCCATCCTGCGTACGTTGGAAGCGAATATTTGGATGAAGTCCAGGGCTTTCATGAGTTTTTATTCACAGGTTTTTTGAATATTATTCACTTGTTATTCTCAAGTTATTCACAGTCTTCCGGATTGCGTGGGGACTTGATTTTTCTCAAGAGGTCCAACAGAGGGTGAGAGTCGTTGGAGAAGGATTGAACGGCGTTGACCGTGGCGGCCTGCGGAAGAATGATCTTGTGGAATTCCTGGTGAAGATTCTGGCGCAGGCTCTGATTTCCCGTCATGGGCATGGCCAGTTTTTCCGCCAGGCGCGTCGCCAGGGCGTCCATGAAGAGGGGATCGAATTGTTCCGCGTCTTCAATGTCCGCGATGTAGCTCATCCGCAGCGGCGCCCGGGAGGCAAGGATGCGGCGGCCCTGCATTTTCCATTCCGTGCATTCCACGTCCAGAACGCGTAGGCAGTCTTTCGGCAGGGTGAATTGATAGGGCGTCAGGGAATTGGGGGCCTGGGCGGAAACGGAGTCCAGCGTGATTTGCACGGTGGCGAACGTCCACCGGGCCATGCAGAGTGTTTCCCTGCGGGCCGGATGGTAATGCAGGACGCAAAGGCGGGACGCTGTAGATTCATTGGCAATCAGGGCGTCCAGCGGAGCCTCCCCGATTTTGGATAGTGCGGCATTGCATATATCCAGTGCGGACGGTGTATCCGGCTGAAGAGTGGATTCATTTGTCATAGCACCCCATGATTGGCGGAAAATTTTTCCTGGTGCATCATGTTTGGCTGGCGCCTCTTTTGTGCCATCGGTGGCAGGTATGTGTTCCGGGCTTCCCCGGATGCATTTTATATGAATTCCATTATTGGATAGGGGCATCCGCCGGCCGGAACCGTTCGGCAGGCGGCATAGCGTTCCTTCCGGATGCGGGGAACGGGGTGTTTTCAAGGGCAGGCCGTTTTATGGACTGCCGGACGGAATATCCCGCAGTCGGCCCAGGCCGTCCTGCCATGACCGGAACGGTAAATAACAAAATACAGAGAAAGAAGATATTATGGGATTCATGAAACCGTCCACACCTTCCACCCCGGCTCCCGTTCAGACCATCCCGGTCAAGGCGGAGAGCGTGGGTGCGGAAGTGGGAGAAGATTATCAGGCCAGGGAACGCCAGAGGCAGGGAATGATTTCCACCATTCTGGCGCGGCGCGGTACCGCCGGAGGGCAGGAGGATGTCAACCCGAAGACCCTGCTGAGAAAAACACTGGGATAATCACCGCCATGGAAGAACGAATTGCGGAACTGACTTCCGTGTATAAGGCCCTGGCCGCCCAGCGCGCGCCCTGGGAGACCTGGTGGGACCGGCTCCGGGACTATGTACTGCCCAGGCGCCTGAACCGGGAGGGGGAGGTTTCCCTCCCCAGCCGGGACGCCATGGACCGCATGACGGACACGACCGCCGTGGAGGCCTGCCAGAAGCTCGCCAGCGGCCATATGTCCTACATCACCCCCAGCCATGACGTGTGGTTCAAGTGGTCCGCTCCGGATGACCAGGGCGGGGACGAGGCGGAAGCGTGGTACAACCAGTGCTCGGAGGTCGCCTTGAAGGAACTCTCCGTATCCAATTTCTACACGGAGATTCACGAATGCTTCCTGGACCGCGTGGCTCTGGGAACGGGCAGCCTTTTTACCGGAACGTCCGCGGACGGGCGGCTGCTGTTCACGAACATCCCCTGCGGACAATTCGCCTGCGCGGAGAATGCGGAGGGAAGGGTGGACACCTACGTCAGAGAATTTACGTTCACGGCTCATCAGGCACGCAGCATGTTCGGGCTCAAGGCCCTCGGCCCTCGGGCGCGGGAAGTGCTGGAACGCGGCGGCAATCCGTATGCCACTTCCCTGAGGTTTCTTCACGTGGTGCGTCCGCGCACCCGGCGCAGCCGCCGCAGGGTGCAGGCGTCCCACATGCCGTTTGAAAGCGTTTACCTGTCTCTGGACGACCAGGTGATCGTGGAGGAAGGGGGGTACATGGAATTTCCGTACCTGGTCACCCGGTTCCTGAAATGGGGAAACGGCCCGTACGGGCTGGCTCCCGGCAGGCTGGTTTTTCCCGCCATCCAGCAGGCGCAGTTCCTGAACCGTATTCTGGACACGCTGGGAGAGGTAGCCGCCTTCCCCCGCATTCTGGAACTGGCCAGCCAGATCGGGGAGGTGGACCTGAGGGCCGGCGGCAGAACGGTGATTACGCCGGAGGCCGCCTCCCTCCATCTGCCGCGGGAATGGGCCACGCAGGGCAGGTACGACATAGGGATGGACCGCCTGGCCCAGAAGCAGGAGGCCATCAAGCGGGCCTACTACCTGCCCATGCTGGAACTGTGGAGCGGCCACCACGGCAGCATGACCGCCACGGAAGTAATGGCCCGGGAAAACGAGCGCGTGCTCATGTTCTCCCCGTCTTTCACCCTGTTCGTGAGCGACCTGTATTCCACCATGGCGCGCATCTTTTCCCTCCTGTTCCGCATGGGCAAATTCCCCAGGCCGCCCCGCGCTGTTCTGAGGCAGGGGCGGGACGGCACCATGCAGGTGGGCGAACCCAGGGTGGTTTACCAGTCCAAAATAGCCCTGGTGCTGCGGCGTTTGCAGAACGAAGGCATGGACCGCAGCCTGCAGCGCCTGAACATGATGATGCAGGCGGCTCCGGATCTGGCGGATCACGTGGACTGGGACGCCTGCTTCCGCCTCTCCGCACGGGTGGAGGGAGCCCCGGAAAGCATGCTGAAACCCTGGGCGGACGTTCAGGCCATGCGGCGCCGGCGCCAGGCCCTGCAGCAGGCCGCAGAACAGGAACCTGCCGGGGAGGAGGACCCTTACGCCTCCCTTGATCCGTTACTCAGCCAATTAACAGCCATTCAGGAATGAACCAGGATACCATCTTGCAGCAGGAGACCTCCCTGAAGGAGGCCCGCCTTAAAAGGCGGCAGCTCCTCCGCGTGTTTGATACGCCGGACGGCCGCGACGTCCTCTCCTTTCTGGAAGCTCGCTTCCAGACTGATTTGCCCGTTTTTCAAGGCAGTCCGGGGAATTACGATCCCCTGGACGCCATGAGGCGCGATGCGTACAGGGAGGTATTCCTGTACATCCGCCGCCAGCTCCAGCTAGCCCTTAAAGAATCCACAACAGAAAACAAAAATGATTGATTCCATAGACACCAATGCCGCCGCACCCGCCAGGGATGCGGATTTTTCCTCAGCCGCGCCCCTTGAGGCGGAATCCCCTGCCGGCTCCATTCCTGCTACTCCCCATTCGTCCGGCCTGTTGGGGGAAGATGGTTCCTTTGTTCCGGAATGGTATTCCCGGTTTGAGGAATTGAAAGGCACGGAAAAATCCCTGGCCAAATTCAAGACTCCGGAAGCCCTGGCCCGGAGCTACACGGAATTGGAACGCCTGCGGCGTTATCCCGGCGTGGATAATGAAGAACAAATGGCGCGTTTCCGCCAAATGGCCGGCCTGCCTGACTCCGAAGAAGACTACCGCCTGGAACGTCCGGAAACCATGCCGGAAGAGGAATGGAACCCTGAACTGGCGGAACGCATGGCCCGCGCCGCCTACCGCTACGGTGTTCCTCCGGAAGCCATGAATGCCCTGCAGGACACGATGGCGCAGGCCTACCAGGAGGCCAGGGAAAAGGTGCAGGAACAGCAGATGGAACAGGAAACCCAGGCGGAACAGTCCCTGCAGAACGAATGGGGCGGCAGCTACGAGCGCAACATGGGCAGGGCCACGGCGGCCCTTCAGCGCTTGGCCTCGGAAACGGGTGTGGATGCGGACGCCCTTCTGGATAATCCGGCCCTGGGTTCCAATCCGGACGTCATCCGCTTGCTGTACCAGGTTTCCCGCCTGCTGGATGAGGCGCCCCTCCATCAGGCGGGAGCAGCCGCTCCCTCCCCGGCTGAGGAAGCCATGCGGATGGAGTCGGACCCCTCCCATCCCCTCTATGAGGCATACATGAGCGTGAACCATCCCAATCACAAGTACGCCAATGAATTGTATGACCGCCTGACTTCCCGGTAA